ATCGTCTCAAGTTGTTTACCTTTTTGGCGACCCTTAATAACCTCGGCGATTCTAGAAACAATCTGAGAAGGATCTTGACCTTGGGCTGCAAGTGCTGGAATGGTCTGAGCATACTGAGCAACAGCAACGCGCAAAGAATCACGCATCTCTTCAATATCCACACGCTGCTCTTCTTGAGTGACATTTAACTCCATAGGAATTTCTCTGCGTACATAATCTCTTGATACCAGTTTGTCGCTTCGCATCTGTAGTAAAGCAATAATGGCATTGTTTGGATTCATACCAGACATAATGCCGTAGCGAACATCTACACCATACTCGCCAGCAATCTGACGATTTGGTACATACTTCATATTAAACGGAGTACCGTCATCTACTCCCTTGATTTCCTTGGTCATAGAACCAAAGATTTTCTCGTCTACTTCAAAGCAGAGAGATACAAGTTCGGTGAATAGTCTTGCAAACTGTGCTTGCGCTGCGCGGACCTGTGTATCAAAGCCAGCCTGTAGCGCTTGAACTCCGCGTCCTGTAATGATTGAAGCATCAACGTTACCGCTACGAACTTCTGGATAACGTGAACCTAAACGTAGTTCTCGCTCTAGCACGCCAGATTCTGTAAAGACTCCAGGTGGAAGTTCTAATGGAACACGGCGAATACCTTGCGGATTAGCAGAACGCATAATCGCATCAGGACCAAGTGCTAGTTCCTGTACATCTTGCGGAATAGCAATAGGTGCTTGGATAGACTTCTCTGCTGCCTGAATCTGTAGAACAGCAAAGCGAGCACGAGCAAGTTGTACTGCTAGAACATCATCAAACTGACCGCGTGCTTCTCCGTCTAGGGATGAACGGATTGCAACGCGGGCTAAGCATTTACCAATGGTATTAGGTAAGTTAGATAAAATTAAGTTGTTACGATCTGGAACATAGATTAAATCTTGGTCCTTATCGTGGTAGCGAATCATTGTAATGTAAGGAGAACTACTGATATAACTCTTGTTTGTAATGATTTGGTTATAGAACTCTGGATATTGCATTGCTAGAGTCTCTGCATCAGTATTCATTACTTGAGTAATTGAGATACAGCGACCAAAGCGGTCCATCTCAGGATAGACTCCAAAAGGATTTAGCAAGCGGATGCGTGGATTATTAGTCTCGTAATCCATCTCTACCATCGCTGGTAGCATTCCATAGGTATTAAACCAGTCAGCACCTTGATACATCTGAATTTGGAGTTCAGAGCCTGATACAAAATAGTTGGCAATACGAGTTCTAGTATCAGCAGCCTTACGAGCGCTATCTGAAACCATATTGGTAGCAGCGCAGTTGAATGATGGCAGTGGTGCCATTACCTCTGCTAGGTCGCGTGCAGCTACATCTACAAAGTTAGCAACCAGAGGTTTTGGGTACTCCTCAGAGAACATAGCAGGATAGACCTTGCTGATATCTCCTTGGCGCACAGATAGCACATCGCGCATACGTTGATCACGCGCTGAGTACTTAGTCTGTAGCCGTGCTACTTTAGCAATAACCTCTTTGGTTGTAAGCATTTTTCCTTATCTATTCTTTACGCCGAACATACCGCCAAGACCTGCGCCGCCACCACGACCAGGTTTGAATGTTGTAACTCTATTACCTCTAGTTGAGGTTGTTTTCTTTGAACCTATTGCTTGTGCAGCATTTAGAAACTTTATATCTTGAGCAGTAATGCCAGTACCTTTTGGAAGTTTGATATTAGCACCTGTTTCAGGATTGGTAATTTTTATCTTGCCACCACGTGCTTCTTTGACTGTATACTTTGTACCCTTGTAATTTACATAGGCTGGGACTGCAGATGGTACTGAAGATGCCTTTGAACCCTTTGGAGCCTTGGCTGGCATTACTTGCTTCCAATCTTTGTAACCCAATTGGTCTTAGGCGCTTTATTACTTTTTGTTTTTAATTTTGCTTTAGTTTTTGAATCTTTAATTATTTTTTCAATAACCTTTGGAGAAATAACAGGTTTTGCATTATCATCGTAAGGTTTTGATTTTTTAATTTTAATAATAGGCTTGCCCTTACTTGGGCCAATTTTTACGTCACTGTCTCCAGGGTACCTTTTATTTTTAGAAGGAACTTTCTTCTTCTTAGCAATAAAATCATCAAGCGTTGGCTTCTTTGGCATTACTTGCCTTTCTTAGCAACACGCTTGGCAATACCAGCAGCGCGAGATGCAGAACGGCTACGGTCAGATACATTCTGTGAAAGAACTCCACGCTCTGCCTTTTTTCTAGGCATTGCTTCAAGAGCATAGTATGTAACATTTTCGCCGTAAGTTTTTTCTAAATTTTTATTACCCAAATTTTGTGCTGCTCTTTGATTCTTTAAGTTTCTAGCAATAGTTTTTTCTGTTTGCTTGATTTCTTTTTTCTTACCTGCTAATGCTTCTTTAGCAACACGAACTTTATTTTTAGTATTATAGGCAGCAGTTCCTGCCTTTGTGCTTGATTTACTAAAGGAAGACCCTTTAGGTTTTGTTTTTTTCATTATGTCTCCCTAGATGAATTGACGTTGTTGTTCAGCTATTAAATCGTCTATGTTTACCACTAGACGCTTGCCTCGTTCATAGCGAGACAAAAATGGATTCTTCATATGGTGCGTGGTATGTATTCCGTTATTGAGCCATTCTCTTGCTCTAATCTCACAGAACCATAAAGCCATAACCATATCGGTCTTACCCTTAGTAGTAGGCGACCAGGTAATAAGTTGTTCTATTAAACTCTTAATGTTCTCGGTTTGATCTGATGGGAGATGAATAATGTTATCTCTGTGGTGCTTACCATCTTGCTGCTTAGTTCCAAATAAAGTAGACATAGAAGCTACACCAAAGCCTGCATCCCACTTATTATTACCAGTATGGTGTTCTCTTAATACAGTTCCCTTGGATGCAAGGAACTGCCTAATTCCCTCATCTTGTGTGAGAAAAGATTGAAAGGCGTTACGCTCCACAATCCATTCCGCAGGTGCATATACGTTAGTCCAATCGGTAATGAGCTGTCTGATTTGTGCAGGCGTAGGACGCGTAATCTTGATAGCGTCAACAATGTAGCGCTTATGAGAAACCCGATCAACTGCATAACATACCGCCGCTGTGTCTCCGACCATTGCTGGGTCGAGTCCACAAACAAAACTGAAACCGTTGAGGTCTTTGGGGTGACCTGGACTGCTAGGCACCAGACGACCTGCTTTTCGCATTCCATCAATGGAGCCTTTCACACATACTGGGTCAAAGATTGCATCATCAGATATATCTTGTTGTTGATAGACCAAGGCCCAGGTAGAGGCATCCATAGCTTGACGCTCGTTGTATAAGTTGCGTCCATTCCAGCGAGGATATAATCCTTCTTCTGTCTTCTCAGATTCTTCTTGACCATCAAAGGGTTGATCTGAATAAGGCCAGAGAGTAACCCACTTATCAGGGTTCTCATTTGATTCAAGTAAAGCTGGCATTGCTAGATAGGTCCAAGGGACTAAGCCACCAGGGTATCTATCAGCATTACGTAATTCTCTATAGAGGTCTACCGCTGATACGCGGGTACCGATAACAATTAACTTACCAGTAGGGTTAAGACGGGAGCGCACATCTTGGGTAAGCCACTTGATTTGACGTTCAAAGTCATTGGCATTAGAGAGGGTAACTGCGTCATCTATCAGAATCATATCGGCACGCTTACCGTAAATCTGACCGCCGATACCGACAGCTTCTATATTCGGGTCCTTCTCAGATGACTCACGGAGTTCATCACCGAAGGTAACGCGGGTAGCCTGCCAAGAGGCTGTCTTAGATTTGAACCCAACCCCAGCGGCATATGCCTGCTGTAGTTCTTCGTACATTGGATGCGTCAGTCGCTGCTTAATAGCATAAAGGAAGTCCGCGGCTAGACGCTGGGTTTGGGAAACTATGAGAACTCTAAAGTTCGGGTTATTGACAATCTTCCAAGTTACGTAGTCAACTGTGACTGTCATTGACTTGGCGTGGTTTGGAGGAATGTTGATAAGGATGCGGTTATTAGCTAAACCCTTTTCGTACTTCATCGAAGGATGAAGCCAGGCAGGTTGGCTGCCTTCTATAACATCTATCAGGTTCTGCTGATGAGGAAAGGTTTTAGACTTTAGAAAGCGCTGTCTAAATTCTGCAAAGGTAATATCATTAAGGGTTTGCTCTATGAAAGAGGAACCGCGTAGGCCTAGCCTAGTTCTGTCTACCTTGTCTTTCCAGACAGGGTCAGTACGGCGGTAATACTCATAAGACTTGTAGGATCTACCAGCGGAGGCTACAGCTTGCTCTACTGTCATACCTTCTGCGATAGCAGAGAGGATAACTCGCTTGGCTATCTCTGCTGTATTTTCTGGCATTTTGTCCTATCAGGCTCTGGGCAGAATACACCCAACTAAAAGTGGTGCCTTGCACCAAACTGACGTTTGCTGCCAGGCCCCCCTTGGGGGCGCTTACTGCTACTTCCCTAACGGGCGTAGCGTAAGCGAAGCTATAGCCAGGTAGACTCGTGCGCCCTGTCTACCTGTCTATACTGTATTAGGCAGGAAAAAAAAGCGGTTTCCCGCTTTTGTTTCATAAATCTTTTATTTGTGACGAAAGTCACAAATAAATACGGACAAACTAGGACAGTAGTAAAGGATCCATCAACTTTAGTCGAGATATTTATAGAGGGTACATAACACCTCACGCGCTGAGTTTAATCACCTAGGGTCGCCTCTTTCACGCCTACGCAACGCCTCACGCGTTGCTCTATCTATGGGGGAAAATGGGGAAAGATGGGGGAAAGTGGAAGGGTTGCCTAGCCCATCGGCGCCCCCTCCCCCCTAGTAATAATCTGCGCCCTAGTTAATAAACTGCTATCTGATAGCCCTGCCCTAATCTCTTGCCCTATCCGATTACCCGATTTCCAGGGTAGCTCTCAGATAACTCTCAGCATTAGATCTTTGGTTGAGGCTTAGGGTTTCCACCCTTGCCACCGACACACCTTGAAAGATTATTCCCTGCCTACTTGACGGGATAGATTAGCCTCATATAACCTCACCTTATGGGCTCAAGGTGGGCTCATAGATAGGCAGTAATGATTAAAAAATGCGATGAGTGTGGAAAGTCTTTTGATGTATTTAATGAGGGAAATGTATCCAATTACAGCGTTGCGCTCTGTGGTAATTGCTGGAGCGTTGAGGCTCCAAGGCGCGGGATTTTTAAGGGGGCTAACTAATGAAATGCAAGTGCTGCAGTTTAGACCTGGAAATAATAGATGAAATTTCACTATGCCATTACTGCTATTTAAGAGAGTGCCAAGCAAACCTTGGAAAGTGTGGAAATGCACAACTAAATATAGGAGGCAATAAGTAATGAACGCAGAAGCTAGAGAAAAGATCTTTCTCGCTATGGTGGAGGATTTTAGCGAGGTTATTGCCAAGCACCTGCCTAACTTTGATAACAACTTGGAGGCAGATACCTGGAAAATGCTGCAAGTCTTTACAGAGGAGGCTATCGCGCAACTAGCCTAGACCTTGCCTATCCTTCAAGGGTTAGAGTATCCTTGAGGGGTAGGGAGGGGCTAAGCCTTCCACTAATGAAAGGATAAGAAGATGAGCGTAGCAACGCTTAGTAAGAAAGCACAGAAAGAGCAAGAGAGGGAAAGCGCTCGCGCTTACCTCTTGAGCATATTAAACAAGCAAAACAAGCCGACACTTTACACCAACCTAAAGAGTGTATCCTCATCGGGTATGTCTAGAGATATGAAAGTGCTTGCGGTGGTAGAGGGTGAAATCGTAGATATCACTTACTATGTCGGAAAGTTAGACATAGGCACGATTAAAGAGCGCAACGGGCAGAGAGTTATCCGCGTGGGTGGTTGCGGTATGGATATGGGTTTCCACGTGGTCTATACAGTTTCTGCCATATTGTATGGATATGAAGATCGCGGGGCTTACACTATCCGCCACCAATGGATTTAAGGGGGAACTAATGACTATTGAAAAAGTTTTCCCCTCTGGCGCTTGGCGTATTTGCGGCGTAGTAGAGGGAAATGACCACTATTTTCTAACCCGCGTTTATTATGGCTACACCAAGCGCGAAGCTATTAAGTTATGGAACGAACAAGTGAGAGAGGAGGCGGGCAAGTGAGAGAGCTAGAGCAATTCTTAGATGTTGAGGCAGAGTGGATATTCGAGAAGATAAATGAGTGTTGCGCGGGAGATACCAACCGCACTTATTATCAAGGCAGACTTGACCAGCTCGCGCAAGTGAGAAGGTATCTAGGTCAGCCTCAGATTATGAGAGAGAGGGCGGGCAAGTGATGAAATTCGTGGCAATTTGTGAGGGAACGCGCTATCCGATTTGGGCAGCAGGAGAGAGTGAGGAGGAGGCTAAGGCTGATCTTTGGGAGAGAGTTCATAACTTTCTTGTAAATGCTAACGCACCTGAAACCTCTGAAATGTCTTCTCAAGAACTAGAAGATTTCTTCGGTGTAGTTATCCTGGATTTATCTGAGAAGGGAGGCTATGTAAATGGGTGATTTATTTGAGCTATCTTTCAGATGGCAAGATGGATTTATTCAAGTCTTAATCTATGCCCTAGTAATCTATCTAGGGCTAGTAATCATAAGCAAGATAACCGATAAGAGGGAGAGAGAGGGAGATAATGGCTAGTTATACGACAATAGGGGAACTGATAGAGCACTTGAAGGGAGAGGACTTAAACGCCCCGATTATCTATCAGTATTACTTAGCAGAACACTTTGAGATCTCGGAGGAGGTCTTTGGGCAGGTTGCTGGAGATTTTGACTCTCTAATTCCTTGCTCTGACTCATACGAGGTTATATCAAGAGAGGTTGATAGCAAGAGGGAGGAAGCAAATGTCTAATTGGACAGTATGGGTAGGAGGAGGAGAGGTAATTGACTTCTACCTAACAAGCAAGGCGCAAGCTGATGAGGTGGCAGACTTCTATCTTAAAGAAGGTTATGATGATGTAGTAGTGGAGGAAGTCAATGCCTAAGACAAAATATGAGCCAGAGATAGATGATCTAATCAAGATGAAAGAGGAGGAGGAAGGTAATGGACGGGAAAGTTAGGGTAAAAGAGTGCGTGGTGGAGGGTTGCTACAACATAAGAAAGCACATAAACGGAAGTGAGTATGCAAAAACCTGCCTATTTCACACAACAGAGGGAGAGGGAAATGAATAAAGAATACTATCAAGCTAAGGCAGACCTATGCCGCAACCTTGCTATCAAGCAAATGGTGGAGGGGGAGGCTGGCGAGGCAGGTGCTAACCTAATTCGTATGGTCAATGCCCTAAATCAAATCAACTTAATCAACTACAAGGAGGAGAAGGATAATGAAGCCAGTTAATTTCTATGAGGTAATGGATCATAAGGGAGAAGTGGAGTGGGGTGGGGCGAGTGTAAGCGAGGCTATCACTTGGTTCAGGCGTGGCTTGGATAGGTCTATCTTGGTAAGTGTATGGGACGAGCAGAGCGAGGACGATTTCAAACTCATCACCGACAAGATAGATATAACTGCCATAGTTTTGGCTACTATAACAAGTGAGAGGGAGAAGGCGTGATTAAAGCAAATCTACCTAAAAAAGAATATACCCTCTCTGAAGATGACTTACTGCGTATGATGTCGGGGTATATATCTAGCAAGCGAGGGATAGGTGTTGCTCCCAAGTTTTGGTTTGATAGAGGAGATTACATATTGACCCTAGAAGTGGAGGAGAACAAGTGATATTTCTAGGCGTAATAGTGGCTACCATAATTGCCTACCTGCTCATAGTATGGGAGGATAAGCTCAATGAAAACGATAGATAAACGCAGAGCCTACTCTGAGAAGCGAGCTGTATGGCTACGCAACTATCAGAGGGCTAGGGCAAGGGCTTTAACACGCCTTGCTCAGCAGTATCCCGACCAATACAAGGATTTACTTGAGCAGGAGAGGTTAGCTGATGAGAGTATGGCAAAAACGTGGCTGGACATTACTGGCGCTACCAGTATTAGCTCTAGTCTTGGTGTTCTTACAGATAGAAACAACGACACATCTAGATCCGAGCAAGCAGACGGAGATGAACAGAACGAAGGCAACGTGGGAGGAGAAGGGTGAGAACAGAAAACTGGCAAAGAAATACGCGTGGGTTGCGTTTGGTTGGAGAGGGAGAGAGTGGGAGTGCCTTCACTTTCTTTGGACCCGTGAGAGCAGGTTTGACCACCTCGCAAGCAACCAGCAAGGAAGCTCAGCTTTCGGAATTGCTCAAATGCTTGGAGAGAGAAGTAGAGAACCTGCGATCCAAATACTGCGAGGCTTACGTTACATTGATAAGCGTTACGGAACACCTTGTAAGGCTAAACGCTTTGCTATTAAACACGGATACTACTAAACTAAAGGACAGCTAAGGGTTATTTATCCTTTCACTTAGCGTAAGAGGCCCCGCAGGTCAAGAGTGCTAACTGCGGGGCTTTCTTATTTGGAAGTTGAATAGAAGCCTGGCCCTCTGAAAGAGAGAGGGGGTGAGGACCAGACCCTATTCATTACTTTGCCGCAGTCAGTGCAGGAGGGCGCACTTTCTTTGGCGTGGATAGAACGCTCAACTGAAAGGGTAGTTAAGCAGTTCAAACATCTATATTCGTATCTCATCTTATCACAACAACTGCTGATGGAAATGGGGCCGAGTTTTTCTGACCACCAAACTTCAAGCGACCTTTAATAAATCTAATCTCGTGCTGGATACAGTAGTTATGCCACCAGTTAGTATCAGTTCTAGCAGGAACAAGGCATACAACAGTAGCTCCGTGCTTGGCT